GTTGGTTTTGGAAAAACTGGAGCGGTTTAAATACTGCGTTAGCTTGGACGCCTCTTCTTTCGATGCAAGCGTGAGGGTTTGGCATCTTTTGGGAGTGCACCGCGTGTACAAGGCATTGATTGGGAAGGACCCTGAATTCCTTTTTGCGATGAATGAGACTCTTGTCAATACAGGAGTGACAGCCCATGGAATCTGGTACAAGATAGTTGGTAACCGGATGAGTGGGGACATGGACACTGGAATTGGCAACAGCATCCTTGCGTTTATGCTGGTTTGGGTAGCAGTAAAGCGTATGGGGCTGTGTAAGTGGGATATACTCTGCGATGGGGATGATGTTCTGGTCTTAACTGATCAGCATGTTTCCAAAGAAGAGTGGATACTGCAAGGAGCGGAGCTCGGATTCGACTGGAAGGTTGAGGGGTATTGGACCAGGGGAGACCCTTTGGAGGACATTGAATTTTGCAGGCATAGGCTTGTTGAAGTTGGTGGAGTTTGGCGCTTTGTTAGAGGCATTCGAGCTTTGGCGACTTTTGGCGTAACACACGTTCATGTGGGCCGTAAGGCTCACCGTAGGTATATGAAGGGTGTGGCAATGTCAGAAATGAATGCTTCTGAGGGGGTTCCCTGCGCATCAGTGCTAAGTGCCGAAGTGTATAAGAGGACGTGTAATGTAAAAGCGTTGTTTGTACATTCGGACCTTTATAAGTTTGGGAGTTATGTTAGCTCATCCGTGTTGGAGCAAGTAGATATGAATCGAAAGCATGGCAGGATTGAGTTAAGCACTCGCGTAAGCTATGAGAGGGCTTTTGGCGTTTCTGTTGAGGAACAGGAACGCTACGAGAAAGCGGTGCCTTCTATCGTGGAAGGTTATCTAGATGGAGACGTGCAGCGTGCGGTGGACGTGGTGATTGAAGGTCAATGCCAGGAATGGTGTTATCCGGAAACGCGTTGCTGTGTTGTGTGAACCATATTCGTTGGACACATTGGTAGGAAAAAAACAAAATAAAAATGAAAATACAAAACTAATGTTGAAGGCGGTACCAAGGCTCACCAAGTGTGTGCTTAGGAAGCCAGAAGGAGGAAACTTGGGAGGAGAGTCCGGTATCGAGAGGTGCTGGCCGGTAGGCTTTGCGAGAGCGGTCACGCCGCGAAACTCAATGAACTTGGCAAGATCCCTTATGGTGTGATGGTGTTTGGTCTTTGACTGTATGCACCCTGTTGATTGAGCGGAAGTCACAGCCCAACTGTAAATTGGGCAAGCCATTAAGTGGCAACACATCTTAAGTCACACGGCAAGCGGGAAGCATGGCGGTGTGGTGGTGGGGCAGGTCCTGGTCGTTGCGCGAGCCAGAGGCCTTATCAGCGCTGCAAGCTGGGAAGTCGTAAGACGGG